AGTTTCTACGTCAAACGCATAAGCGTCTTGAGTCAGGTAGTGCTCAACCATTTCTTTTAGTTGGTCACTAGTAGTAATTATATTCATATGATGCCCCTAAAGAGCCTCCAGCAGTAGGTTAGGGGGGGTCCTACTGCTGGAGGCAGTCTGTGTGTTGTTAGAGAAGTTCTTCTGCAATAGCGACAAGATCAACGTAAGGCGTCATGCGAATTACGGTGTTGTCGTACGGCTCAAAGGATGCAATTGCGGCTTCTGCGTCAGCCTCGTTAATGCTCCAATCCTCTTGAAGATCTCGGCCTTTAATCGCGTTCATGTGGTAAACCGTGGTCTGCTTTTGACCTGTACGGCTAAGTGCCCAGTAGTGACGATCTAGTGGACCTTGTGGCGAGAAATGTGCCGCGTGCAAGGTCTTAAAGAATCGTGGTGTAGCAGTCAGAATCTGACGCTGCATTGGGTTAGCACTTAGATTTACAATGGTAAACCCGCGCTTCTCTTCTGGCTTATCACCAAGCATTGTGCATAGTGGGCAGCCTTGTGGCTCATTAGCAGAGCACACAAAAGAACGCTTGCCTTCTGTGCGCTTGTTTAGGAAGTGTTGCTTGTATGTGGCAAATGGGCCATTTGGGTCAATGAACTTTACTACCTGGATAGTTTCACTGCTCTTGTAGTCAACAGGGTATTCACCTGATGGAGTGTGTAGTTTTTCAGCGGCTTCCCAACCTGAACCAACGGATGCGGCGGATGGGGCTGTAGTCTTTGCCTGCTCTGGGCGGGCATCAACATCAAAGTCATCACCGAAGTTATCTGCTACGGCGTACTTTTCTTCTTCAATCGAACGGTTAACTGGCATTGTATTTCCTTTACTCGGCATTTGTTTGCATTTCACTTTCGCGAATCTTAGCCCACATTTCAGATAACTCAAGAGTTACCTTCTTGTGGTTAGACCACTCTACTCTATCTAAGTGGAGTAATCCATGTTTGTCAAATACTTCTACAGCGGCTTCAATCATAGGTCTTGTGTAGAGGCGTCTTCCTTCACGTACCTTACCATCCGTACCTGACACTGCAGGTAAGCGGTAGGGGGATTTAGGAAACACGCCTTCTAACGTCCAAGTTCTAACTGTGATTGCTGAACGCCCTATAGCCTCTGCTAATGCACCAAGAGTAAACATTTCTACTTCTTGACCATTAGGCAAAGGTTTCACAGAAGGACGAGAGTCCCAGGTCTTTGACTCAACCTTAGGCTTCTCTTTTGTCTCTCTACGCTTTTGTTTACTACCTGGGTAGTACTGATCTAGCGTAGAGAATGTCTCTTCAATGAAATCTTCCATGTCTAACTCTTTGTCATCACTAATGCCCAGCTTACTTTGGCTGGGAACATTGCGTCAATGTCTTCTTCAGTAATTAAACCCTCATAGAAGGCTGCCATAATTTCATCCTCGTTTAGAACAGGAACCATGGTGACGCAGCGTTCATGAATGTTTTTTTCTTTAAGAATGTTTTCAGCAACTTCGATATCTAAAGACTTAGAAACTTTTCTCTGATGCATAACTTTACGGATGCCTGTCGCTTCGTCATCAACCTCAACAACAATATGGCCTCTGCTGTCTTCTTCTCCAAGTTCTTTAACTCCATCTTTTAACGATGAACGAACTTCAGATTGCAGTGAATTTAATTGGTCTATCTTGTCTTTGAGCATGACACTTTGTCGAACTTGCTCTAGGAACTCTTTGATGTCCATACGGACCCCCTTAGGTATAGAAACTACTCTACAGGGGAGGACTGACCTTCTGCAAGTCTGGCTTCTTTTAAGTAGTTATACAAAGCGTTAATAATAATACTGGTGACGGTTACCCCGTCTTTTCTGGCCTGTTCTTGAACAGCCAGCCATAACTCGTCATCTACCCGTAGGGTGCGAGTTGGGGTCTTAGGTGCGTTAGGCATACTTAATTATACACACTAGTCTACACACCTGTACTGACAAAGAAAAATCCCCCTTGCTAATAGCAGAGGGGGGATTCGAGACTTAATTAGTATACCTTAAAAGTGCCCCCTATCCGAATTGAACGGATGACCTTCGCAATATCGGGGCGCGCTCTACCACTGAGCTAAAGGGGCAAAGAAGCGGAGTCCCGTGGGGACTCCGCTCTAATAGCTTACTTTACAGTGAACCCGTACTTCTGTCCGAGTGCTGTGATGGACTTAGTACCAGGAATACCATCAGCATCCTTGCCCTTAAATCCAAGAGTGTTCTGCCACTTCTTGTATGCAGTAACAGTTGCTGCGTCCCATGAGCCTGAGACCTTTAGTTTTGGATCAACAGTATCAACTAGAGCAGACTGAACAATAGTAATGCTATCGTTCTTGCCCTTGACGGTAAGTTCAGACATGATGATGCTCTTAGTTGGAGCAGGCTTCTCTGTAGTAACTGCTGCAGCCATGCGCTTCATAAATCCAACGCGACGCTCTTTTGGAGAGTCTGGGTGAATAGTTGCAGGGTCTTCGATGAAAGGATTGCTTACATCGTTTCCGTAACGGAAAGGCGCTTGACGAGTTTCTAGGTGAAGATGGGGACCTGTGGAGTTTCCTGTGTTACCAGATTTTCCAATTTCCTGTCCAACTGAAACTGATGTGCCTTTTTTGACCGCTGAGGTAGAAAGGTGGCAATACCAAATATGGTATTTCTTTCCATTTGCAGACGCTTCAAGAACAATTACATTTCCGTAAGACTTGTCTGACATGACATTAATAATTTTGCCGTCTGCAACAGCAAGCACAGGAGTACCTACTGGCATTGCGTAGTCAATACCTGTGTGGCGCTTAGCAGAGTAGCGTGGATTTGGCTTACCCCAAGGCTGAGAAATCTTGGGTTTGGCAACTGGGTTTGGCATATGTTCCTCTTTCGAAATAGTTGTACGTACAGCACGTACTATACCAGCTCCCGCTCCTGGATTCGAACCAGGAACATCCAAGTTAACAGCTTGGCGCTCTGCCGTTGAGCTAAGCGGGAAGGTAGATTAAATCCTACCGTATTTGACCCGTGAGGTCCATATACTTTCTATCCTGACGTGGGATCCACGTCTTGGTGAGTGAAGTACCTTTCCGTCGCCCATATAGATACCTACATGATAGATAAAGCCGCTTCTATAATAGAAGAATACTAAATCTCCAGGAACTGCGTTCTTAGCAGATATCTTTCGAGCTACTCGATATTGATCATGAGCTGTAGGTGGCAAATTAATGCCTTGTGTTTTGTACACGTATTTTGTAAACCCAGAACAGTCGAAACATCTGGATGTTTTCCCGCCTCTACAGTACGGGGTTCCGATATATTGCTTAGCGGTTCTTATAAGTCCCTGGTTAGGTACTTTAGTTACTGCTTCGATTCTTGTCTGTATTTCATTAGCATTGGCTTGACCCTGGGCTGTTGGTAGCGTTACGAGCACGCTCGTAAGAAGCGCAACAACGGTGGTCAGAACCTTGGTTCTGTCTAACATACGAGTTCTAGTTTACAGCAAAAATAACATGCGTTCAAAAGGACAAATCAAAAACTCATTGTACATTAGAAAAAAACTTGTTTCAAAAGGAAACCTCATATTTTAATGGCTAATCTGGAGTAGTCACTGGAGGAAAGACTTTGAAACGCTTATTTTTATTATTATTAATAACCTGCCTATTTATGACCCCTGTAAGTGCAGCCCCTAGCAACACGGTAATGTGGCAAAGCTATGAAAACCAGTCTATAAAAACGGGCAAATGGGTGACTATGAAGTTTAAAAAGGATAGAACCGACATAGTTAAAAAGGGTAATGGCAGAACTTTATACTGCTCAAAAGTACATTTAAACTTTACTGGTAAGAAAAAACCTAGGTATGTAAAAATTAGATTGGCTCGTGTACTGCCTAATGGAAAACTAGATACCACAGGAACTACTACCTGGACTCTAGGTAAATCCGCCCCTAAAAAATGGCAGGGCTCAATGTGCTGGTCTATAGATACGGATTATCCTGTAAGAGCCCAAGTAAAAATTGGGGGAAGCGGATCCTATACCTCTACTCTTCGGCAGTTTAAAGCATGGAGCCCAGAAGCAGAATTTCCAGTAGACATGCTAGAAGAAGGCGTACAAGTAGTTCCTTAGACTGAGGTACCTTGAATAAAAGATTTAAGTGTCCCTAGGGTTAGGTCTACCCCACCTTTGTCGTCTATACCTTCGCCATCCATAACTGCACTTGCTATTGAATTCTTTTGCTGTAGGGCTTCGTGTTGACGAACTTCTATTGAACCAGAAACTAGAAGGTCTTGAATCACGATAGTTTCCCATGTGGAAGAGGCTCGCTTTATGCGACCATTGCGTTGCGTAGCCAAGCCAGAAGACCATGGCATATCATAATTAACCAACAGATTAGCAGCGGGAAGATCGACACCATAACCACCAGCATCAGAGCTAATAAGAACGCGAACGTTAGGTAAAGAGTTAAAAGCGATTTTATTATCTTCTTTAGTCTTAGCATCAAGCTGTCCTGTGTAAGTTCGAGAGATGTCTGCTCCCAGTCTATCTTGAATAATTTTTACCATATCGACATACGTAGCAAAAATTACGACCTTGTTATCAGGGCGCTGGTCTAAAAAGTCTTTAACATATTCAACAAGAGTTTCTAATTTTGGAGAAGTTACAACTCCATCTAAATGCCCTGCCTCTACCAAGTCAAAGGCGTACTGAGAACCTTCTCCGTTTAAAGCTTTAAACTTAGTGGCACTTGTTCTTAATAACTCGGGGTGAGAGCATAGCATTTTAAGGGCTTGAACTTTTGACATGATAGCCCCTCGAATCTCATCTGCTTGCCAGTTACTGTTAGGGCCTGATCCAACGCCGTAATGGGAAAGGATATTAAAGGACCCACCAAACATAGCCTGGGCATTGTCCATATCAAGAATTAAATCGTCAGCTATTTTTCTATAAAGCTTTGCAACTTTTCTATCGAACTGAACAAAGATAGGTTCTTTGTGAATTGAGTCTGGTAGATATGGCGCTACGTCTGGGTCTTTCTGCGACTTCCGAACGGAAGCCTCTTTCATTTTCTCATGTAACGTAGGTAGATTTCTATAGCGATCAACGCCACCCCAGGTATTACGTACGATAAATGCCTGATCAAAAATATCAAACCTTCCTAAAATAGATTGATTTACAAATTGCATAATTGAGTACAGTTCTTCTGGCTTGCCGTTCTCAATAGGTGTGCCTGTTAAAGCAAACTTAAACGGGGCATTAGCTAACTTTTTTACTTGCTTTGCCCTCTTTGATTTAAAAGATTTAATTGCGGTAGCCTCGTCAAGAACTACAAATCCTCTAGGTAAATCTTTAACATAGTTCCAGTCGTTTACGATCTGCTCGTAGTTCATAATAATGTAGTCAACTCCAGAGTTAACCCAGTCGTTGGCAGTTTCGTATTGAGCCTGACGTTGCTTAGGGGTACCGTCAATAACTAACGGTGTTGAAGAGCCCTCAGTAAATTTAGTTATTGAGTTAGACCATTGGTACTTTAAACTAGAGAGGCAGACAATCAATCCAGGCTCTTCTATCTTTCCCTCATCCATTAGTCGTTCAAGGGCTGCAATAGTTAATACGGTTTTTCCTAAACCTAAGTCATAAGCCACTAGCATGTTGCGCTCTTCGCACATGCGGTCAACGGCATCAACTTGGTAGGGGAGTAGTGTTCCTGTAAACATTAAACTGAGTCCTTTAATCCGTAGCGAACTGAGTGCCGAGAAAACTCAAGCCCTGTTAAAACCTCAGACTTGCTCATGCCACCAACGTCTTTCATGGTAGTGTCTGAGTAATTAAAAAACCAGCACTCAAACCCCATATCTTTAGAGGCCTTTAAAAGTTTATGCGCGGAAAGAACTCCTGCCTCATCCGCGTCCATAGCAAAAATAATACGGTCAGCACGTTTAATGAATTTAAGTTGGTGCTCTGAAACCATAGAACCGTAGGTAGCTACCCCTCCTGTAAGTCCAATAGAAGCCAACCTAATTACATCTAATGGGGACTCTACAACAATCATGTCTCCGCCAGTATAAGTTTGATAACCGAACAAAGCGCGGCTCTTTTTAATACCATTTGGCTGGTTCCTGAAATACCTGTCCTGGTATCCTTTTTCCTGCCAACCTAAAAGATTACCTGTGTCTAAATCTCTAATTGGTATTACCCACAAATTTCTACGAGTATCCCACAGCAACTCGTATTCGTCAGCAGCTTGTGGGGTTAAGCCACGAGATTTTAAAGCCTGAAGTGGCGGTGTCGTAAACGCTGATAGTGATGCTTCTGATACGTATACAAGTTCTTCAAAAGTCTCTGCTTTTTTAGAGACAGCTCTTTCAAAAGCCTCACTTAAATCCCCGCCAGTCTTTAAATACTCCTCAACCTGATCAAAGTCATAAGAACCTGTCTCGGTGTAGAAACCTTTTTTATAAGCAACAAGGAAATTAACTCCTCCTTTAAACTCGCATGAAAAACATATATGCGCGCCAGTCTCGGCGTTAATGTACCAAGACGGGTTCTTATCTGCATGACCTGTACGATCTATATGCCCTGGACAAAAACCTTGGATCTCTGAGCCATTAGCACCAACGTGCTCAATACCTAGTTCGTCAAGAAGGCGTTCCATCTCATCTACGGTCACAAGTCATCACCCGTGATCTCGCGGAACTCACCTGTGTTCCAGTCCCAAAGCATAGATACTTCCATAGGACCTGTGTTACGACTGGCCAAAACTTTAAGCAAGCGAGTATCGTCTACGTCTTCGTCCTCACGTTGTAGACCAAATACCACATCAGCATCTTGTAAGAATGACGAGGAGTAACCAATAGAGTCTGCGGTTACGTTACCTTTTTTCATCTTCCACGCCAAAGCCTGAGTAGATACCACAACTGGGATCTGGTAGCGCTGAGCAAGACGCTTGAGTGACCGAGTGATGTTAGTAAGAGCAAGTGGGGTATTAGCCTCTCCAGACTGCTCATCCATCATTAAGTAAACACCATCTAGGAATAGAACATGAGGCTGTAAAATCTGAATCTTGTTTGCAATACCAGACACTGTAAGGGCTGACGCAGAATCCGTAAGCCAGAACTTATGCTGAAGCATCTCCATACTTTTAAGTTTTGCCTGGTAACGAGACTCTTCTTCTGCCGTTAGAGTTCCAGTAAGCAATCTGTGGTGTGAAATTCTAGAACGCATCGCATCGTATCTGGCAACCTGTTCTTGGTTACTCATTTCAAAAGACTGAAACACGGGAACTGCGCCACCAGCATGAACGTTATGCGCTACCTGTAAAGCAAGAGTGGACTTTCCTGTTTTAGGTGGCGCAACAATTACAACTAACTGCCCATTTTGTAGTCCACTTGTAGCCGCATCAATAGATGGGAAGCCTGTGGCATACCCACGTAAGCCGTTAGGGAGATTCTTGCGCTCAAGGTATTCTTCCCAGCGCTTATCGGTATCGCTTGTAATGTCGATATCACTGGACTCGGAAAGCCCTGACTCTTCAAGCCGAACAAGGCCACGTTGTAAAGCTGTAAGCGCTCCCTCATGATCTCTTCGTAACTCAATCTCTTCAATAGCATCACGTATCGCGTTATTAATTACAGAAACACGGCGGGAACTAATTACCTGGTCAATTAAAAAATCAAGTGCATCAGGTACTACGTCTATCTTGTAAGTTGGAAAGTTATCTTTTATAACATCAGCACTAGGGCACTCCCCATAACTGGTGTAGTGGTTTTTAGAAAAGACCCAAACGCGTCGGTCTTGTTCATCATTAAACCATTTTTCGTCTACACCTTTAGATAATAAGGGCGAGAGGCTTCTGTCGTTTAGTGCTCGATGTAGTAGTCGTGTTTCGTAGTTCATGTATCCCCTTAAAAATCTAGACCCCAGTGACCATACATTAGTTTATGCTCTGGGTCAATTACTCCGATAACTTCTGGTCGATATGGTAACTCTGCAACGAGCTTTCTTGGTGACGAATAGTACGAGTAGTACCTAAACGGATTAGTACCAATGTTGTCGATTTGATTGTAGATTAGTTCCAATTTTTTCTCAGGATACTCAAACGAGACAAGTTCAAGAGTGACACCAGCTTGAGTAGTGTACACATAAAACTTATTTAAAAGTAAACGATCGTACTTCAAATCTTCAGTGTGAGTCTTAAATATCTTGTACTTAGTTTCTGTTTTTTTAAATTTAATAAAAAGCACGTCTGCGTTAACCAACACGCGTCTAGGCATTTGATTGCTCAGGTCCCCTTTATACATGAGTTAACAAACCTCTATCTTTCCAAATTTAATAATGAATTCTCTAAAAGACTCTGCTGAATCAGTGGCTCTGTCAGCGGCTTCTGTAGTGACCTTAGTTGAGATCTCTAATGGGTAAGTTCCGTTATTACTTTTAACTCTGGCCTCTACAAACTTTGTATGCTTACACGATTTACGCCCTGAAAATCCTGGGCAAGTGCATACAAAATCTTTATCCGCGGTAAGACTTACCTCATAGATTCCAGGACCAGGGGTCATAGATTGGCTTAAAAAGATTTGAACTAAACGGTCCTCTTCCATTACTCTGTCCTTCATCGTTTTCGTAGGTCTCCTCTAATAGATTCTAGTTCAATAACGGCAAAAGCTTCGTGTATAAAACTCTCAGTTGCGCCGCCATAGGTGCTCTCCCACGTTTTAACTGGAAGATTTGTAGTAACTATAGTCGGTAATCCATTGTTAAATCTGGTACGTAAAATGTGGTGGAGCATATTGCGTTGCCAACCCGAGCCTGATTGGTGCTCTTTACCTACGTCATCTAGGACCAGCACACGAATGTTGTACGCGTCATCGGCACACTCTCCGTGCATCCCTAGAAATAAACGCTCCTGTTCGTCAGACCCTCCGCTGATTAGTTCACCCTTCAACTCAATAAGAGAGTTGAATGTGGTGAAGTAACAAGGCTTGACAAGTACTTTTCCTGCCTGAGTACCGAAAGCTTCCAAAGAAAACTTTTGCATCATTTCTTGCAGAGTTGCGATAGCCAACGTGGTCTTTCCATGCCCAGGCTCTCCTACTAAGAGAAGTCCTTTACCACAGGTAGGCTTACCGTCTGCACGAATTACCTCTCCCTTTTCAACTTTGTCCAGCCATAGATTTAATTTTTTAAGGTCAGTTGGAGTAATCTCTTTGCAGTCTGAAAACTCCCAGCCAACACGCGCTCTTGGGATCGCTGCAAGTTTTATCCAAGACTTTCTACGAACAGGTAGACCGTCAACATCAATCATTAGTTTCCTTAGGAGTGGCGTTAGCAATGTAAGACTTCATACGCGCAAGAGTTTCTTTGCTAATTCCAGCGTTCATGTAACGAATTTGCTCTTCTAGTTCGTTTTCTATTTGCTCTTCGGCAATACGAAGCGCTTCATCTTTCATCTTACTCATACAACCACTCCTGTGTCTTAGAGGCCTGGGCCTTAGCAACATCTATGTCTTCCTCACTTCGTACCATGTCTTTGGCCTGAAGCGCAAGTTCTGGAAATAACTTTATAAAAGTTCTCCACAGATGATCGCCGTTTTCAAATTTTTCGTAGTCTACTCTGGAATAGAACAGGTCCACAACTTTTAGTTCAATCTCACCATCGGTGTCGTGCTTTTTACGGGTAGTGCCCATAACTTTACGGAACTCTAACTGGTTAATGTTCCAAGGTTTAATGTCCCAACTGACTTCAAGGCGGGATTCAAACTCATAGCAAATATCGCTGACGGTCCAAGTGCTGGAGTTAACCATCTGGCGCTTGATAATCTTTTTGCCCTTCTCGTCTTGGGCTTCGCGTTTTTGCTGTACGTACTCTTCCTTTTTGCGCTTTTGTGCAAAGGCTCGTTCCTCTAACCGCTCGTTAGTAGCCGTGCTCTCAAACAACCCATCCCAAGACATTGTGTCTACCTCCACGTTAACCGTTTTAAATTCTTCGCGAACTCCGTTCGCGTATTCCTTACTAACTAAAGTAGGCTTAGCTATAGCAGAGCTAGTAGCATATTCCATAGGTTCAACGGACGGGAAAAGCCCGTCCCCGAAGCCTGTTTCAGGAACGGGGAAACCCAGTCCCCGAAGCACCAGCATAGCCAACTCTTTGTCCAGTGTACAGACCTGCATTAGGTTCTTACCAATCCTGATAGTCTCCCGCTTAACCACTCCCATTTCGTAAAGCTCATTAAGGGCTCCCGTAAGAAGGTCAGTACCGCCCCCTACAGAGCCCTCAAAAGCCTCTCTAAGCGCTTTTGCGGTTGGAGGAGTCCCTGTGTATACAAGTTGACACAGCACCCCCAGAGCTTTTGTTGAGATCATTTTTTGAGGACTTTCTTAAGCTCTCTGGCAATAGACTCGGCAAAGATCTCAGCAATAATCTGGATAGCCTCGTACAGCGGGTCTTCGTAATCCGAGTCCTCGTCATCCTCTTCATCATCTGAGTCGGGTGTAACTACGGCCTCATCCACTGGGAGCATTTCTTGAACAGGCATTTTGGACGCCTCAACCTTAGGTAAGTCTGAAGGTGGGACAAGTGCCACTAGCCCATTAGTTAAATCAAATGCTGGAGTATCAGTCTCCTTGGCGGCTGAAAGCGCAATTAAAGAATCATTATCCTCATCATCCCAAAGAATGAACATAGCCGTCTTACCCTTGGGAACTTCAAGGGATCCCAGTTTGGTGTGGTGTTCAATTTCTTTTTCTTCAAGGTACTGCTTAAGCCACACTTGGCC